AAGAAATTGCCAACTCAGGCTTTAGTGAAGAAAATATTGTTTATACAACTGCTAAAAATGTTGTCAAGTATCCAGGAAAGTTTTCTTTAATTCCACAAAATATTAGTTATTATAACTCAGGAACAATAGCAACATATTTGGCTTGTTTTGATAAACATACAGAAGTTTACTTGTTAGGTTTCGATGGACAACCTGATTCAGACATGACAAATAATGTATATGCTGACACACCTTGTTATCCATCAACAACTGATAAATCAAACGGTGAAAAACAAATAGCACATATGAAAGTTATGTTTGATGCTTATAAGAATGTAAACTTTCACTGGGTAATGGATAATCCTCATTACACTTTTCCAGCAGATTGGAAATGGTGCAAGAATGTAAATTATTTAACTTATAGAGAATTTATTAGTGAAATGGATCTTGGGGTTCAATTAAAATACAACTGGAAAAATTAAATTACAACTCTCCAACTTTTCGGAGCATACTCTCCCTCAAAACTTTTAAGCCACTGTGTACCCGTCCATTTATATTGAATACCAGTAGTTACATTAGTTACATATTGTAAATCACTAACAGTGCTAGAGTCAAAAGCAATAGTCCATTGTGTACCGTCCCACTCAACGATATCATTTGTTTTAGCAGTAAAATCTACATTACTATTACTTTTCCAAAAGTCCGGACCATCTGTATTTGTAGAGTCTCCAATATCTTCTAATATTAAGTAACGATTACCCGTAGTCTTAACAACGTTTGTTGACGTTGCTTTTGAAGGTCTTATAATGGCATTTATCGCCGTTAAGGTGTTAGTGGGTATTGTGTCATTATCTACCGTTACAAGAAGGATATGAGGGTCTGCTGGGTGATATGCAATGGTTCCTACAACTTCTGCGTCATTGTCTTGTGTAAATCTTACTTGTGTAATGCCTGGATTTATAGGACCATATTGTTCTAGTACTGCTCTCCAACTTGGTTTTGTTAAGTTTTCTGTAGTAATTGAAGTTGTATCTAAAGTATCTTTTGTACTTTCTCTAAAAGTATCAACAAGTTCGGCTTGACCATTTAATAGTATAGCACCGTAATTGCCTGGAGTAACACCTAATCTTGTTCCCATAACTAATTTATCATCAGCAACAGAATTAATAAGATCGCCACTTCCGTCATATACACTGTTAATAATTTTATGTATAACACCCATCTTTTTAACATTTGCAGGCATTGTTAACCAGATAGGCATACTAAATTCTAATGTAGCAATATCAATCTGATCCTCAGTACCTACAGGAATACTTCTTGAACTAAAGTTTACATTTTCTAATTGTACTAAACTTAAACTAGTCCAATCAATATAGTTGTCTGTACTTTGTATTTCTAAACTAGGATTAAACAAACATAAAATTTGTTCTAAAACTTGCAATTTCATTTCAGTATTAGTTGTCCAGATATCTACATTTAACCTCAAGTCATAAGGAACAGGCATATGTCTTTCAACTGTAACTGCATTACTTTGTGTACGACTATAAGTGTCTGTACTAGCATTATATTTTCTTTGTCTAACGTGAAGTTTATCTACAAAGTTTGGTTCTTGTACACGTTCTCTACTGTATGTCATACTTTGAATGTAAGTAGTCATTCTTGGAGCACTTAAAACTTTATTCTCACTTGCATCTCTCATTACTTGAGCAACGTTACGACTCATGTCGCCGTAAGTTACAGGTATACTAATTAAATCTCTTACACCTGAAGAATTTGGAGAACCAACTTCTACTTGGAAGTTACTGAAAAGTCTAACAAATTGTAATAAAAATCTTCTAATTTGATTGTCGTAAAAAAACTGTCTAGCCATTTTAGTTGTCCTCTTCCGGTGTTAGAACATCGCTTAAACGCTGTCTAGATTTTCTAGTAGTTCCATCATCGTCAACATATGTTTTTGTATTATTAATGAAACCGTCTTTTTGTGTTGTACCTGAACCACCTGTTGTACTTGTACGAACAGCATCTTCAATTTTAACCCAACGACTTCCGTCATATCTAAATAAACGATTTGGTTTATAATCTAATCTAAGTACATAATCTCCAATATCTGCACCACTTGGGAAAGAAGTTGCAGGAGTTACAGGATAGCCATTAGGAGCAACACCGTCACCAGCCATGCCTCCTGGACTTTCGTATCCTTCTTGACTTGGAGTAACAGGCATTTCATCAGCAGAAACAAGTGTACTACTTGCACCAACAGATGTTGTATCTGCACTATCGCCTTCTGGATCAACAGGTGTACCGTCATTAGTAGTTGGAACAACATAAAAAGAACTTGTGTCGTAACCACTTTTTGGTACTTCTTTTTCTGCTTGTTGTATAATTGCAGTGTTGATTTCAATTTCTTGTTTGTATGTACTTAATAAATCTCTTAATTTATTGTCGCTACCTGTAACATCTGTACCATCTTGCTTTTGAGCAGTTTGGTCAAATATAGCTCTGTATTCTTGTGAATCAACTAATGGTGTTGCTTTAACTCTCCATAAGTGTGGATACCAAGTTGGACTAAATCCTTCAGCCGCTCTGTTACCATCTTGTACTACATAGTAACGTCTCAATGCCGCTGGTAAATCCGAATCTAACGGATAAAAATCTCTCATATGAGGTAGCTCTAAAACGTCTCCGTTAATAAGTTTTCTACCTAAACCTTCCACCATATCGTTCATATGGAACGTGATAAAAAGTGTATCATTTTGTAAAAATAAACCAAATTGTGTAAGGTCAAAGTCGATATCTGCAACGTTGTAAATGCCTCTTAATTCGTAAACAGATGAGTCGTACTTTCTATCTCTATTCTCTAAGAACAATAAATCTTGAATGTTTTGTTCACTTTGTGTGGTATAATTTGGCTGACTAGGATCTGTTCCATCATTGTTAGCCGTGTCGGCTCCTAAGAATTTATGAATGTTAACTCCGGTACCGCCGATGGTGAACATTTCACGAACTCTACTGTCGAAAAAATTATAGTCCTGCCCTTTTTCAGGCTTCCACATGGATAATTTTGGCATTATTTATATCCTCTTTGTAGTATTTATACAATAACATTTCTTTGCTAAAATGCAAAAAAAGGTTGACAAATGATTAAAACGTAGTATATTTAAACATATTCGCATATATAAAGGCATACAGGAGAATATATTGTCAAAAGGAATATCTATGAAATTACCACGCAAAAAGCCTACAAAACCGAGAACATCGAGACTTGCAGACGAATCGTACACAGGACCAGAGCCTGTTTGGGACGATTGGCAAACGTGGCCCATTGAGAAATTTCACAAAGAGCATCATAGAGTGAGCACATATTACAACTATCATTACCAGCCTAAGGATTTGTTGCCTAAAGTTAAAGAATGGATGGTTTTGAATGGTTATACTAAGAAAGATGTACAAGCCATTAATGCTTGTGAACTATGGCGTATTAATATAACGACTTGCGGAATGTGTTGTGCCTTGCTTCGAGGTATGCCAACACATCACCCAGAGTGGGATAAACATTTAGAATCTTTACCAGGTGTTATTGGAGGGCAATCTGATCCATCAGAATTTGTTCGTAAACAACTTGATGAAGTAATTGTTATAGGAAAAGAGAAACTTAAAAAGAAAGGTTTTGAAGTAGACAGGCAAATCAAATTAACAGGCGGACCTGTATTAACAATTCAACAAAGATTGAAAATGTCTGCATTAGCACTCACTGATGAGATAGAAGAATTTTTAGATAATGCAGTAATGGATTTAGAAAAATTTGATATGAAGAAATTTAATCCATTAAGTATTCTTCGTAAACAACAGGCAAAGCCAGCCCATGCAAAAATTATTAGAGAATATTATAGTCCTAATTTAAAAGAATGGGAAGAAGTTTTGGGACCTAAAAAACCAGATGATGATTGGTATGATCAATTAATCGAAGCCTATAGTAATATGTCGTCGAAAGAACATAAGAAAATGTTAGAAATTTATCAAGAGATAGATAATGCTTGTTCTATGTTAATTGAAAAAGGAAAAGCAGAACGTAAACCTCGTAAACGTAAAACTGTGTCAGCCGACAAGCAAGTTTCTAAAATTAAATATTTAAAGGAGTATAGCGAACTAGGATTAGTAAGTATTAATCCAGTTGATATTGTAGGTGCAAGTGAACTTTGGATTTATAATACAAAAACTCGTAAGATAGGAAAGTATGTTGCTAAAAATATAGATCCTACAGGACAACAACGTGAGGGTAGTGGATTAAGTGTAAAAGGAACTACTATAACGGGCTTTAGTGAAGAGAGTGTACAAAAGACCCTTCGAAAGCCTAAAGAGCAACTAGCGACGTTTAAAAGCGCCGGAAAGATACTTCTACGGAAGTATTTAGATGACATTAAAGCAGTAGACACTAAATTAAACGGTAGAATCAATGACCTGACAATACTGTTGAAAGTTGCTAAATAGTACATATAAGAGGAATAATCCATGGCAGATCTAGCGACAGAACAAAATAAAGTATTCGAATATGTAAAAGCCAGTTTAGGTGGAGGCATGGTCGAAGTTGAACTTGATCCATCACATTACCAAATTGCTTTGCAAAAATCATTTGATGTGTATAGACAAAAGAGTTCAAATTCTGTTGAAGAAAGTTATGGCTTTTTAACACTAGTTCAAGAGCAACAAGAATATATTCTACCTGATCAAGTACAAATGGTTAGAGAAGTATTTCGTAGAAGTACAGGCGGATCTGCAACAGGTACAATGTTTGAACCTTTTGAAGCAGGATATGTTAACACTTACTTGTTACAAGCAGGTAGAGTTGGCGGACTTGCTAGTTATGAAATGTTTTCTCAATACCAAGAATTAACAGCCAAAATGTTTGGCGGTTATATTAATTTTACATTTGAGCCAGTAAGTAAAAAATTAACAATAGTTAGAAGAGTTAGAAATACTGGTGAAAATATCCTACTTTGGATGTATAATGAAAAGCCAGATGTTACATTGTTAACAGATAATCGTTGCAAAAGTTGGCTATATGATTACACACTTGCACGTTGTAAGTATATGCTTGGTGAAGCAAGATCAAAATTCGCCACTATCGCTGGTCCACAAGGTGGTACATCACTTAATGGTGATTCCCTAAAAGCAGAGGCACAAACAGAGCTTGACAAACTCGAACAAGACTTGTATAATTTAACTGATAGCCAGATGCCGATGACTTGGGTAATTGGCTAAACTTAATAACACAATTAAGGAATCTAATGATTATTGGAATATGCGGACTTATTGGGTCCGGTAAAGGCACAGTTGCAGATACACTAATAGCCGAACATAACTTTAAAAAATTAAGTTTTGCAGATGCACTTAAAGACGGTGTGTCGACTATATTCAATTGGGATCGTAAAATGCTTGAAGGCGATACTAAAGAAAGTAGAGACTGGAGAGAACAACAAGATTCTTTTTGGACAAAAGAGACAGGCAAAGAAATTACACCTAGGCTAGTATTACAGTTATTTGGCACAGAATGTATGCGTGAAGGATTCTTTGATGGTATATGGGTAAGTTTAGTTAAGCAAAAAATATTAAACAATCCACAACAAAATTGGGTTATACCTGATGTACGTTTCCCAAACGAAATAAAAGCAATTAAAGAGTTAAACGGAAATTTGTGGCAAGTACGCAGAGGCAATAAACCTTTATGGTGGGCAACTGCTTTAAGTATTAATGAGAATTGGGATTTTGTAGGCGAACATCACAGTATGAGTGCAGTATTCCCTGAAGTACATGAAAGTGAATGGCGTTGGGTTTGTCATGATGATAACTTTAATGCTATTATAGGTAATGATTCGACTTTAGAAAGTCTTAAACATCAGGTACTAAATCTCCTTTCTTAGAGTTCCATCCTGAGTGTCCTAATTCAATCAAACAATTTAAGCATACAGTTTTAAGATTACTATGTTTAATATTAATTAAATTACCATCTATAAAGTATACTTCTAATTGATCATAGTACTTTGCTTTAAACCCACAATTTTCACAAGTACTTTTTTTCTTATATCCTGCCTTAGCCCAAACGGTTAGTTTGGGTTTCTTTACAAAGTTGCGGTTGCAACTATCACACATTTTACGGTAATAAACCTTTTCACCTTTTTTATAGTTGACAGCGGCTGACTTCTTCTTGCATTTAACACATATGGGCCTGGTTTTCATATAGTTATTTATACCCCGCCCTTTAAAGGTGACTCCAATACTGGTTACAAAACAGACCTTTTTACGGTTTTTTACTAAATACAATAACAAAGTTGTAAACGAATTACAAATAAAATAATTTTGCGAGGTAAAAAATATGGCGCTTGTATCACCAGGTATTGAGGTTAAAGTAGTCGACGAGTCACAGTACGCCAGCACGGCGGTTGGTACTGTTCCTATGTTGGTAATTGCTACGGCTTCAAATAAAAACGATCCTACTAGCGGAGGAACTGCTAGTGGAACTGCAAAAGTAAATGCAGAAAAAACTTATTTAATAGGTTCACAAAGAGAACTAGTTTCTACTTTCGGAGAACCATCATTCTACAAAAGTACATCAGGTACTGCACTACATGGCTATGAACAAAATGAATATGGC